CGAGGCGGCCCTCATTCCGGGCCTGCTGCCGGCGGGTCTGGGTCCGTTCTTCACGCTCGACCACGCCTGGTTCTGGGACGGCCGGGAGCACGTCGATCCCGCGAAGGAAGCGACCGCCCAGGCGACGCGGCTCGCCAACCACACGACCACCCTCGCGCACGAGTACGCCCGCCAGGGGCGGGACTGGGAGGACGCCCTGCGCCAGCGGGCCAAAGAGGTCGCGTTCATGGCCGAGTTGGGCCTCGCGCCGGCGGCGGCCGTTCCACCCGTCCGCAACGACCCGAACGAGGACTCCGAGCATGAGGACGAACAGTCCCGAGCCGCTGCCTGAGAAGCTCTGGCTGACCGCGACCATGCAGATCGCGGCCGCCGAGAGTGCGGCCGCCGGCGACGGCACACCGAAGCTGCCGCGCTTCCACATGGTCGCCTACACCGGCGGGGCGATGCGGCTGGAGGGGTGGAAGTACCCGGTCGTCGTCGACTTGGCGGGGATGGCGATCCCCTCGCAGAACCGCCCGATCCGCGTCGGCCACAACACCGACCGGCTCGTCGGCCACACCGACGCCATCGCGCAGGACGCGGGGCGGTTGATCGCCTCGGGCGTGCTGAGCATCCCCGGTCCCGACACCGATCGGGTCGTCGCCGGGTCGCGCAACGGCTTCCCGTGGCAGGCGAGCATCGGGGCGCGGGTCGAGCAGTTCGAGTTCATCAAGGACGGCCAAGTGGCGTCGGCCAACGGCCGGGAGTTCACCGGCCCGGTCGTCGTCGTCCGCAAGTCCACGCTCGGCGAGATCAGCTTCGTCGACCTCGGCGCGGACGGGAACACCAGTGCGAGCGTGGCCGCCCACGCCCAGGAGAGTTCGATCATGCCGACGGCCACCAGTTCGACGGACGCGCTGGCCGCGACCGCGGCGGCCGACGCCGTGACCGCCGTGCGGACGGCGACGGCGAACGAGGCGAAGCGGATCGCCGCCATCCGCACGCTGTACGACGGCAAGCTCCCCGACGTGGAGGCGCGGGCCATCGAGGAAGGCTGGGACGTGACCCGGGCCGAGTTGGAACTGCTGCGCCGCAAGCGGCCGGCCCCGCCCGCCGTCGCGGGCGGCCAGGGCGGCCTGCCTGGCGCGGAGGTGATCGAGGCGGCGCTGTGCAAGACGCTCCGCACCCCGAACCGCGAGAGGCTCTTCTCCGCGGAGACGCTCGACGCCGCCGATCGGCAGTTCAAGGGGCTCGGCCTGCAGGAACTGGTCGTGATGGCGGCCCAGGCCAACGGCTACACCGGCCGCACGGCGGTCCGCCGCGACACGCTGCCGGCGATCTTCCGCGCCGCATTCGGTTCGGTGCAGGCCGCGTTCAGCACCCTGTCCTTGCCGGGCCTCTTCTCGAACGTCGCCAACAAGGAACTGCTCGCCGGCTTCCAGGAGGAGGACCAGACCTGGCGCGAGGTCGCGGCCGTGAAGTCGGTCAGCGACTTCAAGCAGGTCACCAGCTACCGGCTGCTCGACGACATGGAGTACGAGGAACTCCCGCCGGGCGGCGAGATCAAGCACGGCAAGGTGTCCGAGGAGTCGTACACCCGGCAGGCCCGGACCTACGCCAAGATGTTCGCGCTGACCCGCGAGGACCTGATCAACGACGACCTGAGCGCCTTCGAGGACATCCGCACCCGGCTCGGCGGCGGGGCGGCCCGCAAGTTCAACACCGTCTTCTGGACCCGGTTCCTCGACAACGCGGCGTTCTTTACGGCTGCGCGGGGCAACTTCATCGCCGGGGCCGGCACCGCACTCGATGTCGATGGCGCGGGTTTGCAGGCGGGCGTCCTCGCCTTCCGCAAGCTGAAGTCGCCCGACGGCAAGCGCGTCGGCGGCGTGCCGGTCATCCTGCTCGTGCCGCCGGAACTCCAGTTCGTCGCGCAGCGGCTCTATCAGAGCACGACGGTCAACACCGGCGGTGCCTCCACGAAGGATTCCGTGCCGAGCGACAACATCCACGCCGGCAAGTACCGCCCGGTGGTGTGCGACTGGCTCTCCGACGCGGCCTTCACCGGCCAGTCGGCGAAGGCGTGGTACTTGTTCCGCGCGCCGTCCGTGCTCGCGCCGGTCGTGGTCAGCTTCCTCGACGGGGTGCAGACGCCGACGGTGGACATGGCCGAGGCCGACTTCAACCAGTTGGGCGTGCAGTTCCGCGGCTACCACGACTTCGGCGTCGACTTCGCCGAGTGGCTCGCGGGGGTCAAGGTCAAGGGCGAGGCGTAATCCCACGGAGTTTCACCGATGGCACAGGCAGTGTTCGTTCACGACGGCGAGTGCATCGACTACACGCCCGGGGCGGCGGTGGCGGCCGGTGACGTGGTCGTGCAGGGCGACCTCATCGGCGTCGCCAAGCAACCAATCGCGGCCAACACGCCCGGTGCGCTGGCGGTCAGCGGGGTGTTCGACTTCGCCAAGCTCGCCGGCCTCGTGCTGGCAGTCGGCACGCTCATCTACTGGGACGACGCGGCTAACGTCGCCACCAACGTGTCGGCCGGCAACAAGCTGATCGGCAAGGTCGTCCGTGCCGCGGCCGCGGCCGACGCCACCGTCCGCGCCCGCCTGAGCCCGTGAGACCGCGATGCCCGACCTGCTCCGCACCGGCTCGGACTGGCTGGCCGACATGCTCAAGGAGCACGCGTCGCGGCCGGTCGTGTACCGCCGCGGGGCGGCCGAGGTCGGGGTTCAGGCCACGGCCGGCCGGACGCTCCTGAAGCTCGACGACGGGTACGGCGGCGTGCGGATGGAGTGGACCGACCGCGACTTCCTGATCCACGCCGCGGACTTGGTGCTGGGGGCGGTCGCGGTGCTGCCCGAACGCGGCGACACGGTCCGGGAGACGGTCGGCACGACGACCTTCGTGTACGAGGTGATGGCCCCCGGCAAGGAACCGCCGTGGCGCTGGTCGGACGTGTATCGCAAGGTGCTGCGGATTCACACCAAGCAAGTGGGGGTGGAGTAATGCTCGACCTGTTCCGTCAACTGATCGGCCTGCACGGCCAAAACCCGGCCGGCTTCCGCGACGTGTTGCCGCTCTTGAAGGCGATCCTGCACAGCGACGCGCTGACCGAGGCCGTCCGCGCCACGAAGTCGCCGGTGGACGACCTCGTCCTCCGGGTCGTGCGGGCCCTCGTCCCGCCGGGGTGACGAATGCCGGCCACGATCCTGGCCATCGCCGACGCCGTGGTCGCCCAGTTGAACGCGACCGCGTTCAGCCAACCGCTGACGGCCGAGCGGCACTACCTGCCGCAGTTCGAGCTCGCGGACATGACGACGCTCCGCGTGAGCGTGGTCCCCCGGTCGGTGGCGAGCAAGGGGCTCGACCGCAACCGCGACAGCTTCGACTGCCGCATCGACGTCGCGGTGCAGCAGAAGCTCGACCCGACGCCGGGGAACCTCGATGCGCTCATGGTGCTGGTGGAGGAGATCGCCGACCACTTCCGGTCGGAGCCGCTGGCGGGTTACCCGCAGGCCCGCTGCACCGAGGTCGAGAACGTGCCGGTTTACGCGCCGGAGCACCTGGACGAGTTCCGCCAGTTCACGAGCGTCCTGACGCTGACCTTCCGGGTGTGGAGGTGACGGGTGGTTGGGCTGACGTTCGCCGCCGCCAAGCGCGGCTTTTTCGACCGCGAGAAGGTGAAGCGGTCGGTGGACGCCGGCACCCGCAGGGTGCTGTCCCGTTTCGGGGCCTTCGTCCGGCAGCGGGCGAAGACCTCGATCCGCAAGCGGAAGGGGACCAGCCCGCCGGGCGGCCCGCCCTTCTCGCACGTCGGCCTCTTGCGGAAGTTCATCCTGTTCGCCTACGACCCCGACCGCAAGTCGGTGGTGATCGGGCCGACGCTGACGAAGGAGGGGTCCGAAGCCCCGCGCCTCTTGGAACACGGCGGCGACACGACGCTGGAGACACGCGAAGGACCGAAGCGGGCGCACTATCGCCCGCGCCCGTACATGGGTCCGGCGTTCGAGGCCGAGAAGCCGCAACTGCCGGCCCTGTGGAAGAACTCGGTTCGCTGACGGAGGTGTCGCGTGGGTGTGAAACTCGGGCTCGACGCCAAGCTCTACCGCAACACCGGCACCCAGGCCGCCCCGGTCTGGAACGAGATCAAGAACGTCAAGGACGTGACGCTCAACCTCGAGGCCGGCGAGGCCGACGTGACCACCCGCGGCAACGCCGGCTGGCGGGCGACCGTGGCGACGCTGAAGGACGGGTCGATCGAGTTCGACATGGTGTGGGACACCGCGGACGACGACTTCTCCGCGATCCGCGACGCCTTCTTGAACCACACCGCGATCGAGTTCGCGGTCATGGACGGTGACATTGCCACGGCCGGCTCGCAGGGGCTGCGGGCGACCTGCGCCGTCACCAACTTCAGCCGCAACGAGGCGCTGGAGGAGGCGATCACCGTGAGCGTGACCGTGAAGCCGACGTTCTCGGCCAACCCGCCCACCTGGATGACGGTTCCCTGATCACCCCGAGGAGCACCATGCGCGTTTTCGTTGTCGGGTTCTCGATTCTGCTGTCCGTCGCCGCGTCGGTCCGCGCGGACCCGAACCCGCCCGTCCGCATCACGGGCGAGACGAAGTACAAACCGCACTCGCTGGTCCGGCTGCGTGCCGAGGGGGTGGACCCGAAGGCCGCGATCCTGTGGCGCGTTCACCCGGCGAAGGACGTGCAGCGGGCGACCACACCGCGAGGCGTGCTGGAGTTCGCCGCCCACCCCGGCACCTACGAGGTCGAACTGCTGGTGATCCGGCAGGCCGAGGGCGGGCTGGTCGTCGAGGAGAGCCAGGTCACGGTCGTCGTCGAGGGGTGCGGGCCGGTGCCGCCCAAGCCCGAGCCGAAGCCGCCGGGGAAGGCCAACGCCGAGCAGGCCATCGGCAAGCTCCGCTTCGGCAGCGCCGGTTGCACCGCGACGGTGATCGGCCCGCGCCGTCCCGACGGGAAGTGGGACGTCCTGACCGCTTCGCACTGCACCGGCGGGGTCGGCAGCCGGGGGAGCTTCACGCTCAAGGACGGCCGCACCCTCGCCGTCACGGTCGCGGCGCGGAACGCCGACGCCGACCTGACCTGGCTCGTCACCGACGCGGCCATCGAAGACCTGCCGTTCGCCAACCTCGCCGCGAGGAATCCGCCCGTCGGGACCGAGGTCTGGCACATGGGCTACGGCATCGACAAGCCGGGTAACCGCGAGACCGGCCGCGTCACCGGCGCGGAGACGCACGACGGGCAGTTGCAGATGGAGCTGAGCGTTTCCTCCGGCGACTCGGGCGGCGGCATCTTCCGGGCCGACACCGACGAGCTGGTCGCCGTCGTCTGCTGCACCACCGAGCGCGGCCGCAAGACGCTCATGTTCGGCGGCAGCGCCGAGCGGGCGGGCCGGCTGCGGCCCGTCGCGAAGACCGACGCGGACGCCTGGGAGCCGCTCGCGATACCGGTCTGCGTCGCCAAGCGGACCGACGCGGACTGGGAGCCGATCGACATCCCCCTCATCCGGAGGAAGTGACGTGCACAGCTTCCGCGACAACGCCGGGCGGGCGTGGACGGTGGCCATCAACGTGGCCGCCGTCAAGCGGGTCCGCGGGCTCGTCGGCATCGACCTCTACAAGCTCATCGACGAGGGGTTCAAGCCGCTCGGGGCGCTCGTGTCCGACCCGGTGCAACTGGCCGACGTCCTGTACTGCCTGTGCAAGGACGAGGCAGACGCCAAGCAGGTCACCGACGAGGACTTCGGGCGGGCGCTGGCCGGCGACGCGATCACGCTCGCCGCGGACGCGTTCGTCGAGGAGCTGATCGATTTTTTCCCCGACGCCCGGGCGCGGGCGAGCCTGACGAAGGTGCTCTCGGCCGGGCGGAAGGTGCGGGACAAGCTCCTGGACCACGCCGAGGTGGTGATCGACCGCCTCGACCCGGCGGCGGAAGCGAGCAGGTTGATCGCCTCGTTTGGGAACTCGCCGGCGTCCTCGGGATCGACCCCGGACCCTTCACCCTCCGCGAACTCCTGACGATGGCCGAGGCGGCCGGCCGCCAGCGGTGGGCGCACACGTCCGCCGTACTGGCCCTGCTCGCCAACGCGCACCGCGACCCGAAGAAGACCCGCCCGTTCCAGCCGGCCGACTTCAACCCGCACCTGCGGCGGAAGGAGCCGGTCGCGGCCAGGGTCGGCGTCGCCGTCCTGAAGCAGGTGTTCGTGGACCGACCCAGGGGGGCGTGAGCGATGGCGTCGGCTGCGGGGATTCGCGCGGGGGCCGCCTACGTCGAGTTGTTCGTCAAGGACAACCGGCTGACGAAGGGGCTCGCCGCCGCGGCCGCCAAGCTGAAGGCGTTCGGCGCCGGGATCACGGGCCTCGGCACGCAACTGCTCGGCGTCGGTGCCGCCTTCGCCGCGCCGTTCGTGCTGGCCACGAAGGTCTTCACCGAGCTGGGCAGCGACCTGATCGACATGAGCCAGCGGACCGGCGTCTCGGTCGAGGCGCTCTCGGAGTTGGGGTTCGCGGCCGAGCAGTCGGGCGCGGACATGGAAACGCTCGAGGCGGGCCTGCGGAAGATTCAGAAGTTCGTCGTCGAGGCCGCGGACGGCTCCAAAGCGGCGCGCGCCGCCCTGGAAAAGCTCGGCCTCACGGTGGCCGACCTGAAGGCGCTCGCGCCCGACGAGCAGTTCAAACTGATCGCCGAGCGGCTCAGCAAGGTCGAGAACCCGACCCTGCGGGCGGCGCTGGCGATGGACGTGTTCGGCAAGTCGGGGACGAAGCTCCTGCCCCTGATGAACGACGGGGCGGCCGGGATCGAGGCGCTCCAGGAGAAGGCGCGGCGGTTGGGACTCACCATTTCGACCGAGGACGCGGCCGCCGCCGAGGAGTTCGGCGACACGCTCGACGTGCTCTGGAAGGTGATCAAGCGCGGCGCGTTCTCCGTCGGGGCGGCGCTCGTGCCGTCGCTCGTGGAACTGGCCAACTGGATCATCACGACCTCGCGGGACGTCTCCGAGTGGATCGACCGCAACCGCGGCCTGGTCGTCTCGATCGCCAAGATTGTCGCGGTCGTCCTCGGGGTCGGCGCGGCACTGGTCGCGCTCGGCGCGTTCGTCAGTCTGGCGGGCTTCGCGATCAGCGGACTGGTCACCGTCTTCTCGATGCTCGGCACGGTCATCGGGGTGATCGGCTCGGTCCTCGGCGCGCTCCTGTCGCCCATCGGCCTGGTGGTCGCGGCCCTGGTCGGCCTCGGCTACCTGTTCGCCACGCAGACCGACGCCGGGAAGCGGATGACGGACGAGTTGAGCGCGGGGTTCATGAGCTTCGCGGAGACGGCGAAGACCGCCTGGGGCGGGATCGTCGCCGCGATCCAGGCCGGCGACCTCGAACTGGCGGCCAAGATCGCGCTCGCCGCCGTCAACCTCGAGTGGGCCAAGGCGGTGCTGTGGTGGACCGAGAAGTGGAACGCCTTCAAGGGCATCTTCGTCGACGGCTGGCACGACGCGGTGGCCGGGTTGAAGCTCATGTTCTGGGACTTCACCGCCTGGATCGCCCGCACCTTCGCGTTCGCCATCGAGAAGCTCTTCAAGGCCGCCGCCTGGGTCGCGGACAAGCTCGGGTTCGAGACGTTCGCCCGGAAGCTCCGCGAGAACTTCGACTTCTCGGACGAGAACATCAACCGCAACCGCGACCGGATCAAGAACCAGATCCTCGACGAGCGGCTCCGCCGGCAGCGCGAGGCCGACGCGGCCCGCAAGGCGAACGCGGCCGAGGCGATGGACGACGTGCGGAAGGCGGCCGATGAGCTCCGCGACGCGGTGAAGGAGGCGGAACGCAAGCGCGCCGGCATGGGCGACCGCGTCCCGCCGAAGGCCAAGTCCGGGTCGATGTCCTCACTCGACGAGGTGATCGACCTCTCCAAGAAGGTGGACGTCCAGGGGACGTTCAACGCCCTGGCCGTTCGTGGGCTGGGCGGCGAGTCGCTCAACGAGCGCGCCGCCAAGGCGGTCGACCAGATCAACGACAACGTCAAGAAGATCGCGGTCGCGGCCGTCCACGGCGGACTGGTCTTCGTGTGAGGGCTCCACCCGGTGGCGATCATCGTCGAGAAGTTCGACAGCGGCGGGGCGACGGTCGGGCCGGACAGCCCGTCCGTCGACCTGCTGTTCGCCGTCCTCGGCACCGAGAGCGACCTCGACGTGCGGGCGCTGGTCGAGGCGACGATCCCGGCGATCTTCCGCGGCATGATCTTCCAGAACTACCGCATCGACCACAAGGGCGGCGGGGTCTGGGACGTGTCGGTCCGGTACGGCCGCGAGGACACGCAGGCGGACGACGCCCCGCCCGGCAACGACCCGCCCCAGCCCAACGCCCCGCTCGGCCCGAGCTACACGTTCGAGACCTCGGGCGGCACGCAGCACATCACCCAGTCGCTCCAGACCGTCGCCAAGCACGGCAAGCCGGGGAAGATCCCGCCCGACCTCAAGGGCGCGATCGGGTTCAACAACGACTCCGTCGAGGGGACCGACATCACCGTGCCGGTGTTCCGGTTCTCCGAGACCTACTCGATCCCGGTGGCGCTGGTCACGCACGGCTACAAGATCACGCTCTTCCAGCTCACCGGGCGGGTCAACAACGCCCCGTTCAGGGGGTTCGCGGCGGGCGAGGTGCTGTTCCTCGGCGCGTCGGGCTCGCGCCGCGGCCTCGAGAAGTGGGAGCTTACCTACCAGTTCGCCGCCAGCCCGAACGCGGTCAACCTTCAGGTCGGCGACATCCAGAACATCAACAAGAAGGGGTGGGAGTACCTCTGGGTCCGCTACGGGGACGTCGAGGACCAGAAGGTCCTCGTGAAGCAGCCGGAGTCGGTCTACATCGAGCGGGTGTACGAGCCGGGCAACTTCGCGCTCCTCGGGATCGGAGGCTGACGTGCCCGGCGACCCGTTCAAGAGCGTCACGCCCGGCCAGCGGCTGGAGATCCCGGCGGCGGCGTACAACGCGTTCCTCGAGGCCGCCCGGAAAACTCGCGGCCGGCTGCACGAGACCGACCGCGACGAGGCCGACCTGTTCCGCCAGACGGGCATCGTGAAGGTGCGGAACACGACCGGCGTGGCGCTCTCCCGGTTCGCGGTCCTCGCGCTATCCGGCCCGATCGTCGGGCCGCTGGACAACCTGTCGGAGTTCCAGACCCGCGTCACGTTCGACGGCGGCGTACCCGAAGACCCACCGGCCGTCGGTCGGTTCGCGGTACTGCTCGACCCGCTCGACGCCGGTGCCATCGGCCGGGGGGTCGTCGCGGGGGTAACGCCGGTGCGGTTGGGGGTCGATCCCAGTTACCGATACGAGTTCGCCGAGGTCGGGCCGGGCGGCACGCAATCGCTCCGCAACGCTCCGGCGGGGTCCGCGCGGGTGCTGTGGGTCGAGGAGACCGGGTCGGTCGAGCGGTGGGCCGTCGTGCGGCTGGGGGACGGGGAGGACCACGTCCGGTTCCGGCTGACCGGGTCGCTGGCGCGGTGCGGCTCCGCGCCGGCGAAGCTGGTCGTGTTCCGGGACGGCAAGTGGTGCCCCGTCGAGGCGACGATCACCGTCCACGACGCCATCGGCGTCGTCTGCCCGGAACTCTGCAAGGCGATGGGTTCGTCGGGGAGCGGCTGCGGCTGCCCGCCGGCGACCTCGGTCCCGGCCGGCACCTACGGCGTCGCCAAGTACTACGCGGACAGCCGCAAGTGGGAAGTCCTGGCCCTCGGCGAGGGGTGCTGCGATTCCTCGTCGTCGGGATCCTCCTCGGATTCGTCCTCGGGATCTTCGTCCGGATCGTCGTCGGGTTCCTCCTCGGGCAGTTCCTCCGGCAGT